TAAATCTGGAGTGACCATTCACTATATGTGAGTGTTTACTATTACTTAAAGGAATCACAATGAGCCTACAAACAGAATTGACCGCAGCTGAAGCCGAGGTATCCAAGATCAAGGCCGAAATCGAAGCATTGCCTGCCGAAATCAAGGATAAGACCGAAAGCGAACTGTCCGCCATTTATCACGCCATCGCTAAGTTCTTCGGCGGCCATGAGGCTGTTCCGGCTCCGGTAGTGGACGCTGCACCAGCCGAGGCTGCTCCAGTTGCCTAAGTATGGGCCGCAGGTCGAAGCTCACGGAGAAGCAATGGGCGGAATTCGCAAAAAGGCATCTTAACGGAGAGAGCCTTAGATCACTCGCAAAGGAATTTGGAGTCAGCGAAAGTGCTGCGCGTGAGCAAATATCCGCGCACACGGAAAAAATAAAGTCCGTAGCGAATCAAATTGTTAATACAAACAAAGCATTAAAAGAGCTTCCAATAGCCGCTCAAATATCCGCGCACGGATACGCAGCAAAGCTGATGGCAATTCAGGATGCTTTGAGCGATGCGGCAATCTCCGGCGCTCATGTTGCCAAGCGCGTCTCTGAGTTAGCACACAAGCGAGCCAAGGGCGCGAAGGATGCAGACCTGGATGCGGAAGGTCTCAAGGGTTACATGGCCGCAGGGATGGTTGTAAACACTCACGCAAGGCTTGGAATGGACTTGTTGGCTATTGCGGCAAAACAGACGCCCGAAGTTGATCCAGACAAGCCGCGCCGAATCGAATTCGTGAACGCCCCTGATGAATGATGCACAGATCAAGTTCCGAAAGTTCCATGCTGGGCAGGTAAAGCTCTTTGCCAATCGCGGGAAGCGAACGGTATTAAGGGCTGGACGACGTGTAGGCAAGACGACCGGGCTGGAAGAGATCGGGAGCCATGCCGCAGCAAAGGGATTAAGGGTTGGATGGTTCAGCCCAAGCTACAAGCTGAATATCCCGACCTTCAGGCAAATTAACCAGACACTTCGCCCTATTCGGGAGAGCTCGAGCAAGATTGACGGCCTGATTTGCACGGATACCGGCGGCCAGGTTGAATTCTGGTCTTTGGACAATGAAGATGCGGGCCGGTCTCGCAGTTACGATATTGTAATCATTGATGAAGGAAGCCTGAAGAAAATCGGACTTCGGGAAATATGGGAACAGGCGATCAAGCCTACCCTGCTGGATCGGAACGGATCGGCAATCATGGCCGGTACGCCGAAAGGCATCGACCCTGATAATTACTTCTATGTGGCATGTACGGATAAGTCCGAGGGATGGGATGAACGACACGCGCCGACATGGGAAAACCCGACACTGAGCGCGGAGGCAGTTGCCCGGTTAAAGATTGAGAATGCCCCGCTGGTCTATCAACAGGAGTTCTGTGCTGAATTCGTTGATTGGCGCGGCACGGCGTTCTTTGCAGAATTGTCCATGCTGGTCAATGGAGAGGCAGTCGATTATCCTACCAAGGCCGATCAGGTCTTTGCGGTCATTGACACGGCTCTTAAAGACGGCCTCGAACATGACGGTACCGCGGTATTGTACTGTGCGCGCAACAAGTATCTGGGTCATCCGCTCGTTATACTGGATTGGGACATTCTCCAGATCGATGGCGCGTTGCTCGAGCAATGGCTGCCCTCAGTTAATGAGCGGGTGGATGAGTTAGCCAAGATGACCAACGCTCGGCAAGGTAATGTCGGCTTATGGATCGAGGACAAGGCAAGCGGCATCGTCCTGATTCAGCAGGCGCAGCGCAAGGGCTTACCCGCTTATCCGATTGATGGTGATTTGACCGCGATTGGCAAGGACGGGCGCGCATTAAGCGTCAGCGGATATGTATTTAAGGGTGACGTCAAACTCAGCAAACACGCCCACAACAAGACAGTCAATTTCAGAGGGCAGACGAGAAACCATCTTCTGAGCCAGGTATGTGGTTATCGCATGGGCACTAAGACTCCGCATTGTATGGACTTGCTCGATACGTTCTGCTATTCCGTAGCTATAGCATTGGGCGACAGCGAAGGGTATTGACGGATAGATTGTAATACGGAGAAACGATGGCAGATTACAACAATGACGGTCAAGCTACCCTGGGGGTTGGCTCTACGCTTTCCCCGACCTTGATGCAGATACTGGTGAGCGATGACATACAGCCGGGATCGAGCCCGTCGTACGAATTGGCAAAAACCATATTTGCGTACCATCCGCTCGGGGCTAAACTGGCCGAAGAACCGATTACTCGGGCACAGTCACAGAAGCGCGAGATCAGCATCCCCGGCGCGCCGGAGGGTGACTTGATTGAAGCATTCAACAAGGAATGGGACGAGACCGGGCATATCGGCGCTGACAAGCTGATTCACAACACCATGAAGACCAGCCGGATTTATGGTGTGGCTTCGATTGCGGTAGGCGCGAAAAACCTGCCGACCACATCCCCGTTACAGATGGACAAGGTGGCTGGGCTGGAGCTGTATTACAACGTGCTCGACCCACTTAACACGGCCGGGAGTCTGGTTCTCGACCAGAACCCAAACGCTGCCGATTACCAGAAGCCGACCTATATCTCGGTTGGGTCGATGAAGTACCACTCAAGCCGTGCCTGTATCGTGATGAACGAGCAGCCGATCTATATCGAGTGGAGTAATTCTGCTTTTGGCTTTGTAGGCCGGTCGGTGTATCAGCGATGCCTGTATCCGCTGAAGTCGTATATCCAGACCATGATTACCGATCAAGCCGTGGCTGAAAAGGCTGCTTTGCTGATTGCCAAGCTCAAATCCCCCGGCTCGAATATCGACCAGCGGGCCAGGTCGTTCTTCGGATTCAAGCGAGAAGCCATTAAGGGGGCGAAGACCGGCAATGTCGTGTCGATCGGTATTGATGAGTCGGTCGAATCCGTAGACCTGAAGAATTTGAAAGACGCCGCCGAGTTCTCGCGCAACAACATTCTGAAGAACATCGCGGCTTCCGCGAACATGCCCGCATCGATGATTAACCTCGAAACCCTGGCGGAAGGCTTTGGTGAGGGCACGGAAGATGCAAAGACCATCGCCGCGTTCATTGACACGGTGCGCATGGAAATGCGGCCCTTGTACAAGTTCTTCGATGAGATCGTGATGCGCCGGGCATGGAATGAAGAGTTCTACGCCTCAATGCAGCGCAAATATCCAGAGACTTACAGGGATATGCCCTACGAGACCGCGTTTTATGGCTGGAAAAACGCATTTAAGGCGACATGGCCGAATCTGCTGACCGAGCCTGATTCTGAGAAAGTGAAAACAGACGACGTGATTATGAAGGCTGCGATTGCCTGCTTTGAGGTGCTGGCCCCCACGCTCGACCCGGACAACAAGGCAACGGCTGCGCTGTGGCTGGCTGACGTGATGAACAGTCGCAAGCTGATGTTCTCTGAACACTTGGACCTGGATGGCGAGGCCATTGCGAATTATGTCCCGCCCACGCCTATCGAAGAGCCGAGGGAACCCAAGCCGTTTAGCAGCGAAGCATGAAAGACTTTCTGGCGATATTGGCACAAGCCATTCGTGACCTGATCCAGAATGGCTACGTTAGCCAGGATCGCATGGCCGAATGGGTGCTGAAAATTGCCCTTGCCGCTGATAAGGCATTGCCGACGCAATTATCACTGGAGAAGCAGCTCACCAAGGCGTTGCAGGCTGTATATCGCCGGTCGGTCGGGCCTGCCGCATTAAAGCATCATCCCGGTGTATCACGTTTTACCTTGTCCATTATCGAGCCTTCATTGCGGCCCGAGCTTGATCGGCGCATTCTTGCCGCTGCCGAACTCATCAAGATCAATCGCAAACAGGCTATCGAGAAGACCTTGCAGCGATTTAGCGGCTGGGCGACGTCCATCCCGGCGGGCGGCTCGAAAGTGGTTGATATAGCCGAGGTGAAAGAGAACATCAAAAAGTCATTGGTGCAGACCAATTACGAAGTCCGGCGGCTGAACATTGACCAGGGCCACAAGCTCATCAGCGCGATCAATAACCAAATAGCGAATCAAAGCGGGGCGATTGCAATGAAGTGGCGCAGCCATTGGAGACAGGCCGGCTATGATTACCGCGAAGACCACAAGGAACGCGATGGCAAGTTTTACGCGATTCGTGGATCTTGGGCCATGCAGCAAGGGCTGATTAACAAGGGCGAAGGCTACACGGACGAAATGTCCACCCCAGGCGAGGAAGTATTCTGCCGTTGCTTTGCGGTCTACTACACGTCGCCCAGCGAATTACCGCCCGAGATGGTGACCGAAAAGGGCCGCAAGTGGCTTGAACAGAAACACACATCTAGCCCGCTCTAGCGGGTTTTTTTACGTCCAAAGGAAATCATGCCATCAGTCAGCGAATCTCAGCACAAGGCCATGGAAGCCGCTGCTCACGGGCATAGTACGCTTGGCATTCCCGAGAGTGTAGGCAAGGAGTTTGTCGCGGCTGACGAGTTCTACGCAGGCGTTCGAAAGGATATGGCGGATTACTTCGAGGATTGCCGTGCGGATGCCGAGTTCAACGAGGCAGATCACCCGCGCGCGGAAGATGGGAAGTTTGGGAGTGGAGGCGGAAATCCATCTAAAAAAGATATTGAGTATGGAATTGCAAATCACGGAATTAAAGAAAAAAAATTAAATTCCGCAAAAGAGGTTGCATCAAATCCTGAGATTAAAAAGTTAGCAAAAGATTATGGATATTCAATCTCAACAGATAGGGCTTCAACGGGAAGCGAATATGCAATTTTTTCGCATCCAGAAAAGGGAGTATTTCAAGTAAGATTCGCAGATCATCGGGCGGGATTTAGATTTAATTCAGGCGATGATATTTCCGCCACAAAGGAGGTGGAATTCGAGTCTCATCCAGACAACACAACGGGATTAATTGCAGAACGTATTATATTCGGCAAGAAAGACATTAAGTTCAACGGATATAAAACTTCTCCTCCCGAAATAATAGAAAAACAGAAAAATGAAAAAATAAAAGCCAAAGCAGAAAAGAATCTGGCAGATAAATATACCGAAATGCGAAAAGCTAGACAGGCCGAGCTAGGGATGTCACGAAGGCAATGGGATGAATCAGACAGGCATATTCCGGGATGGGATAATATTTTAAATGCAGAAATTGATAGATTAAAATCACAAAAAGCCGATTCCTACGCCGATGCCGAGGGCAACGAAGAGTTTAATTTTGCAGACGCTGAGGCAGATGAACACTGGATTACCACGGAAACAGGTAGTCATGTTTTGCTTGGTGAGGATGGCGAAGTTCTAGGTGGCATGGGCGGTAAATTCAACGGGCAGAACATTAAGGATGTCCATGGAACATCGTCAAAATTATCTGATAAAGATATATCAGAAATAGCCTCCCATATTTCAAAAAATGGAAATATGAGCATAGAGCGCGCAAAAGAGAAAATTAATGAATTAGCAAAAACCACCGATGGATTGGCGAAGCTAAAAGATGGTTTATCTAAAGTTCGTGAAGCAAAAGAAGCGGCAATCCGGCGCGTAACCACCTCTTCAAATGAAGAAGGCGGAAAGATAAATGCGAAAGCTTTTTTGTGGGAAAAGTATGATGATTATAAAGAAACTTCCATAAATGTGCATTTAAGCGGCAGCGGAAATAATAATCGTGTTCCACTAAGCATGATCATAAATAATGATGGTTCATGGGAAGTATCGATTCGCAATGAGCAAAGACCGAGGACTGCTACAGGAAATGGTGGGGAGATAGAGGCATTTAAAAATTTACCTGATTTTATAAAAAAGTCGGTTAATCCCGAACATTTTAGTACAAGCTATTTAAAGCGCGAACTCGAATCATTTGGCCCAGCAGAAGGGGGTAATTCTTTCAATTTAAGGACTGGCGTAGCTAATGCTACAGGTTCTTTGCCGTCGTCAATGAACCGCGATTTAACTTCTTCAACAGCACAAAAAAAAGAACAGGAAAAATCAAACAGAATATACTTAAGCGTTCCATATGCAGAAAAGGAAGAGGCGAAAAAACATGGGGCAAAATGGGATCCGGATAAAAAGAAATGGTATCACCAGGCGGGGACAGAACTTCCTGAGGGATTAAATAAGTGGAGAAGTGATTCCAACATCATTTATTCAGATGCTGAAATAAAAGATATTCAATGTGATTACTCGCAGCGCAAATGCGCCGGAATCCTGTTCCGCGCTCCCGGCCCACTTTATCTGCTGGTAAACCGTACCGACAATGGAGTCTGGGAACAGCCCGGCGGCCATATCGAAGCAGGCGAGACGGCAGAGCAAGCCGCCGTTCGTGAGTGCATCGAAGAGATCGGCACTTGCCCGGATGGTCAACGGGTCATTTTGCGCAATAGCGGCTCAGATGGCATGGTCTATACCTGCTTCCTGCAAAACGTAGGTGCGCCGTTCAAGGTCAAGCTGAATCACGAGAACATCTCCTCGATCTGGACGGATGGGAAAAGCCTGCCCGGTATCCATGCCGAGGTTG